GGATCGTCAGTCGCAATCGGGCGGATCTTGTCTTCATCGATCTTGTCCGGATCGTCGACTGCACGACCGTCACCAACGAGTGCCGCACGAGCGATTTCCTCACGCAACATGAAGTGCATCTCGGGCTTGATCCAAGCGATGAGATCGAAGTCCTCGACATCAATGATGTCGTCACGATCGAACTTCTGCTTCTTATAGACCGTCTTGGGGGTGGTCTCACGGGTCGAGATGGCGAAGAATTGCTCCTTCTTCAACGTACCCTTGATATAACCCCGAGCACGAGCCTGCTCGAATGTCAGATCCGCCGTGCGAGTCTTGATGCGACCCGTGGGACGCTTGGAAGTGGCACTGAGAAACGGCTCCACCCACTCCATCCGCCTCGTGATCCACGAAGGAGGACCGCCATTGACGTCGGTCGCTTCGGGGAACAGGACTTCGACGTTGGTAATGCCGTGTTGCAGCACGAACTTCTGGATGATGTGCTTGACGCTGCGAGCGCCGGATTCACGAGCATCCGAAAGAAGTACTGCCAGCTCTTCTCCGAGCTCCGAATGACGGAACTCCGAATGCTTGAGCTCTCCACCGTTGGCTTTCTGAACCAACTCATCATGGGTGAGCACTCCACCACCCTTGTTCTTGTCTTCGAATGCGTTGTGCCTAGTCACTTTCTTCCCTTCTGAGTTCTGGTCATGTTGCATGTCGTCTTGCTTGGCGTCGCCGCCTTCCTTCTCGAGCTCGACTTCCCCAACAAGGAAGTGTAGAAGTTCGAGTTGATCCTCGTTGTATGAGGCATACACCGCCTGAGGGTCAAAACCCTTCTTACCGGTTTCGCCGTCGTCGCCGTCGGCATGCTTGGCATCATCCTTGTCGTCGTCCTCTTCCTCGATTTCGTGGTCGAGTTCGATTTTCAACCCAGTATGGATGATTGCCTCTTCGTCAAGAACGCTGACATCGTCGGGATCGTCGGAGTGACGAATCGTGACGTTGACAATCTTGGCTTCCGGATTTGCACCGGCCATGACCAAACTGACTTCCCGGATTGCTCCGTGGAAAACCTGTAGGGCCTTTTCCTTGAGCTTGTTAGCCCAAATCGACATCATGGTGATGTCTTCGTGTGCAACTGCTTCGTGTGCAGCAGTTGCTTGGACATTCTTGTTGAAGAAACAATCTGCCCACATACCTTCGGGCTTCGCCGTCAGGATTGCGTGACCAAGAATGTTCTCGGGTGTGTTGTGTCCATGCTGCCAGACGAGAGGCACTCGCAAACCGTTCTGATGCGCAAAGGCATCCGGCATGATCGTGCGCCCATCCGAACAGCGGACATTGGCCTTGGTGGCCCAACCGCTGAAATCAGCTTTCATTTTGACTGTCCCTTTCAGATGTCTGAACCTCTGAGTTTGGTGGTGGTTGCGGCATGTTGCTGTTGATGAGTTGGTCCGCCTTTGGATCTGTCGACGGCTTGAGTCCAAGCTTCTGACGGAACTCATTGGAGGTCATCACTTCGTTTCGAGCAAGCTTGTCGACAATGTCGGCAAGTTGAGATAGCGGAACAAACTTGAACGGATCTGTAAAGAACATGATCCATTCGTTACGGTCCATTCCGGGTCTGCCAATGAATGCTCGAATTTCTGCCTCGACAATGGCTTCGACAACAGGTATCACTGTCCTGTTGTAGTAGTTAAGCATCGTCGGTTCATCGGCGGTACCATTCATGATCTCGGGGGTTATTCCGAGTTGCCCATACAGCAGGTTGACCAAATACTCAATCTGCTTCAGTAGATTATTTTCAGCAGGACGGTTCAGCTGCGTGATCTTGTCCGTGGCATCGATGTAAGCAACCCCATACTCGCTACCTTTGAGTTGGAATTCGATGTCAGCCATTTTTTGCGCTGCTTGTCGCCTTCTCTCTTCTGACTTAGTTACGTATGGTAGTTGAACGAGTATGTCCAATTTACCAGATGCAACTACTTCATCGGCGCTATCCAAGAGGCTCAACTTGCGCATGAGTCTTTGAGTAACACCGCTAGTATCATTCATCACTGCGAACAACGGGTTCTGAACAATGGCAGTTTTGGTCTTCTCTGCCCATATGTCCACCCGACGACCTACGTCAGGATCTTCGTTGTACACACTGACACGAACGTGTTCTGGTTTCCATTCTCGGATTTCACCAACACGCATCGTGATCACATCGACTACATGAGTGTCTTGCTCATCAGTCGTGTAGTCGACAGGAACAATCGCAGCCACCCCCAAATCAAAGAGAGTTAATGCGATGTCTTGTCGAAACTGTCTAGGTCCTTGATCGATATTAGCCTCAAGAATGTAGCACAGCTGTAGTTGACTGTCCATGTCACTCGAATATCGTCGATCTTCATCCGTTTTGACGTGTTTGACTTGAACGCCTGCCACATCCATAGCGATTCGATTGATTACCGAAGACACAATCGATTTGTCATTGTATGTGAATCGCTGAACTCGATGCTCTGGAGATCGACTAGAACTTGGACCAGGAGCCGACTGAAGTACTCCTACTGGATTTTGAAGAAAGGTGTTCAGGACTCTTCGAAGTCTATCGGCTATCGCCATCCCATCACCTCCCTCGTGGCGCTTGAATATCTGTTAGCGATGATCATTCAAACGCCTCCTTATTCGCTTTGTAGGCAACGTATGCATCCATCATGGCTGATACGTTGTCGATCTTCTCCTCCATTCGCTTCTTCATCAGCTTACGGTTGCCGTTTGTGTCTTCCACAGTGACAGCATTACCCATCGCAAATGACATTAGGTCTTGATCAAAGATCAGCATTCGCTGTTCCGCCATGATCTTCAATTCACCAAGAGGAACTGATTCTGTTCTTGCCCCCTGAATGACCTTCTCGATCCCGAATGGACCGTTTTCAATTTCCCACCGAATCACAAATTCTTTGGCGTTGTACGGATCGAAACCAAAGCAACGAACGTCATACTTGTAGTGGTCAATGAACCCTTCGAGATCCTCATAGACCTCCATCATGTCCAACACCACTTTGCCATCTTGTGTTCCAGGCATCACATGAAGACTTCCCTCATTCATGAACTCCTGATACTTGCGACGCATCGCTCCCGGCAATTTCGCCAATGTCAACTCGGTTATGTAGCTGCGAGTCTTGATACCGAATGACCCATTTCTGAGTGGGAACATGAATGTAAACGCACAAAAGTCGTCGCCTTGTGACAAGTCGGCGCCAAGAGCACAAGCCATACCATCCATACTTCGAGTCGGATGCACGATCGTTTCTTCATAGGTGAAGAAGTAAGTATACCCTTCCATTGGAATACCGAATCGCTTGGCGAGAATGTCGTTTCGGGTTGAAGGAGCTTTCTCAGCTCGTTCAACGTCCAATTGGTATACTTCGTAGGTAACTGTCTGACCGAGATTAGGATTCGCTTTGATCCACATCTCTGGTTGACCAACTTCCTCAATGTCGTCTAGCTTGTAGTGCCAGATCGAAATGTGAGGAGCCTTATAGTCGCCTTTTAGGATCGTTGCCAGTTCCATTTTGATGGTGTCGCCAGGACCATTTCGAACTGTTCCTTCAGAACTGATGGCGATGATCAAGAAGTCGTCTAGTTTAGACGCACCTTGCTCTACAGCACCAACGATGTCTTCTCTTGTGTCACCAGACAACCATTCGTCAACAGTAGAAACCTTCGGACGCAATCCCTGCAACTTGTTAATCGACATCGGGCGAATTTCGATGATCGATCCAGTCAAGAAGTTCTCGATGCCCTTCTTGGTCGAAGCTAACTTGACTCTGTTAGCTCGATTACCAGTAGTGTTCTGCAACGATCCCTCTGTGAGGAACTGGAACAGTGGCCCTCGAGCTCGAGTGATCGCCGTTCGAATTGGCGACATCACTTCTTCTGCCTGTTTCATCGTAGGCGCAGTAGTGATCTGGTGTGTAGTCGCTGTATCCACATTCAGGAAGAATGCCTGAATACAAGCAGCGTACATCGATTTGGCAGAACCTCTAGCGACAATCAGATACTGTTTAGTGACCAATCGCTTCTTGATCAACTTCGTGACGTATCGACCTTTTTCGCCATTCTTCCCTGGCCGCCAGACACTACGTTCGACAAAGAAGTACCATGCTAGGATCTGTTCGGCCCAAAGTTTGAACGAATCGAGTAGATGTAAGTCGCCGCCGTCGGTAAGTGTGAGTTCGTTTTCACAGTACTTAACAAAGCCTTCGACAGCATCATCGTCGTACCACATGTTCGGATCACGAACTAGAGCATCGATCCGATTCATCTCATCCGAGATCTCACGACAAACCGGAATCTCTCCTCGTAGAACTTTCGCTCGAAAATCAGCGTAGTAACGAGGAGTAGCAGTGTTTGACAAACTCATTCACTACCACCCCTTTCGTTACGGTATGAGCCCACCCCTTGGGATGAGTCTCACTGAGTCCTTCAGCAGAACGTTCGCAACTGCATTTTTTCCAGCTTCAATCGCCAATTTACCGGTAGGACTATTGAAGAATCGTTCTGCAGCGGCAGCAGTACCAGCCAAAGCCAGAATTGCTTTTGTTCTATTGTGCCCTCGTTCCACAACAGTCGGATTCAGTCGTCGATTATTCGATTCAAGATTCTGACGTTCATTCAGAAATTTGAGTTCGTCGTTGGTCAACTGGCTGCGCTTTTTCTTACTCAGTGCTTTGGCACGTGCTGCTTCTGGACTAGCCTGTGATCGACCCTCTCTCCGAGCCGCACGTGAGAGAGCCGCTCTAGTACGACGAACTCCCCATCGTTGTCCTTTGATGCCATGATGCGACAAATGATCTTTGCGATACAGCGCCATGATTAGCGCAACTTGTTCGGCGTTCGCTTTCACACTTCCTCCTCTACGAACTCTGACAGTGGATGAAGCATGCTCTCACGAGCACTGTTCAATCGCCATTCGAACTTTTGAATTTGCTCCTGGGCTGCAGTGAGCATGGCACCGGTGAAGTTGGCCGGGTCGAACAACATTTTGACCCTGAGGAAAACATAGGATCTAACCGAATTCAACATCGGTGCTGGAACACCAGCAGTGACATAGTCGTCCCATTCCTCAGCACCGTCATCGTCAATTGCGTACCCACCAGTGGGACCAATGCCCAGATGGTCGAGATCCGCAAACACCGAGTTGATGTGAACGGTAATGTCATGATCAAATGCTGTGTAATCTTCGGCGAGGCCTAGAATTTTCTTCGTACTCGTCAGAATACTGTTTTCCACAAGGCCTCCTTTCGGCTAGGTCCAGCTACTACCACGTTTTGCTTCGTCAGCCTTCGTCTTCGCTGCTGTCTTTGCTGCCGCTTTCGCATTTCTCTGAGTGATTGCTGCTCTAGCTGCAACGGTGGTCGCCGCCGCCTTGCGACGATTGCGTCCGTACGTTTGCGTGTTCTCGGTGGCAGTTTTGATGGCTTTGGTTGCCTTCTTTGCCGGCGCCTTCTTGGCGGGGGTCTTCTTTGCTGTGGCCACGTAGGCCTCCTAACTCGCTTGAAGGGTGACTTCGATGATTGATTGTTGGGTCTTCGGTCCGAGTTTGCCATCTGCAAGCAGAAGCTGTCCGTCGGATGTTTTCTTGAAGAAGAGCTGCCAGTTCTTGACAGCTTGCGTCGTCTTTGCTCCGTAATGTCCGTCGAGCAGAAGACCTTGACCAGCGATCTCATTGAGTTGCCGTTGAAAGAACTTGACATCCGGCCCGACAGCACCTTCGGCCAGATCACGACTGTTGAATTGCACAGTAACTCCTTGCGTTGGAGGTTGAGTCGGGGGCACTGGGGGTTGGGGTGGTTGTGGGCGAGGAGCACTTATCACGATCGGATAATTGAACTGAAGATCAGGACGTCCTTGATTGACCCACGAGGTATAACCGTCGAGTGGAACAGGTTGACCATGCCATGACTCAGTACTGACATTCATCCAGAAACCATAGTCCAGGGCCAATTGTGACCCTTGCCAAGGAACTTCAGTCTTGTTTGGTGCTCGGTGTGGATAACCGGGATTGACCACCACGACATCCCAAGCAACGTAATACAACCCCGATGGAAACTGTTGATCACCATGAAATGTGGTCTTGATCGAGCTTGCGAATCCGGGTTTATCGGGTTGGACCGTCCTTCGCCCACCACCAACACCAAACTTCCCTCCGTGATGAAATAAGAAGTTTGCGCCACGCCGCCAAGCCTCTGGATGCATATGTGGTTTGAATGTAACCTCGAGTACATCCCATGTGACTAACCGAGTTCCGTAGAATATTGGATACAATGTCTCCACGATTCCTCCTTACCAAAGTCTTGTGTCACCAGGACTCCTTTCTGCATGCTCTTGTGGGAGCAATGATGCGTCACCATAATGAATCGCATTGTGAGTATCGTGACAGGTGGTGATCAAATATTCGGGATTGAGAATCCAGTGTAAGCCATCCACAATGTCACGAACACTAACAGGATTAAGATGATGAACAAGAACCGATCCGTGTATCTCATGTCCTGGGACCCCCAGATCACAACCATCATCTCGAAAGATGACGTCTTGTCGGAGACTCTTCCATTCACGAGACCGATAGAATCTTTGATTGATCCATCGATCGAACCCGGCGGTGGATAGTCCAACGGAGCCACCGAGCTTCAGGTATTCGAATCTGTCGTAGAACGTACTCCGTCTGAGCATTTCTCCATACGTTCTAATCATCGTCATCGTCCTCATCAGGTTGACCAGCGTACTGACGGAACGCTCTGAGCGCTTTGTCGGTAAGCTCTTCCATTCGACCCATCGAGGTAATGTTTTCCGCTCTTGCCTCAAGCAATTTCGACTCATAATCCATCTTGAGTCGTTCCATCTGCTCTCGAGGAGAGCCCATCTTGAGAAAATGGGTGATTTCCTGAGCAGATGCAGTACCATCTCGCAGTCGAGACTCAGCTAGATCGGTGGCGAGGGCGATGAGTTGATTCTCTCTACCTTCTGGAGAAGTTGCTGGACGCATTCTCTTTGGGTCGGCGGAACTTCGCTTGGTCGCCATCTCGCCTCCTTTCTATTTCATGCTCCCCATTTCGTGACCATGTATGAACGAAGTGCTGTAATTCTGGCGGTTGATAGTTTCCCACGAACAATAATGATTTCGCCCATAGGACCATCAAGCCGGTTTGCAGCAGCAGTGCTTCCGCCAAGCCAGCGACCAGCAATCAGAATACCGCTTCCACTAGCAACGGCAGTACGACCAGTAAGAGCTGCTCTTACTGCAGTGGTTGTTGTCCCACTCGGATTGATAATCCCAAGTTGTGCAGATGCTCCTGAATCGGCATACCCTAACCATGTAGCAATCGGTGTTGCACCTGTTCCAGAAGCTAATGCCCCAGCACCACCATTGTTATTGCCGAGACGGTTTGATGCATCGGAACTAGCAAGTACCATCGAATTAACTTGGTCGTAATCATTGCCGGGAGGAGGAGAATGACTCAAACTATCTGCGTGCATTACCACAAACCCATCGTTATCACGATTAGTGTCTTGACCGCCAAAGAAACAGATGGTGTAGTTGTTCAACCAATAATCCTTGGTTAATGGTGTGAATTCCAACACATCTCCAGTGTCAAAATCAACAACATTTAAACCGTTCACGGTCCGTGTACTTGAATGAGGTTTTGCTGCTGTTGTTGCTTGAACGAGATGAAAACCGTTACCAG